TTTTCAAGCAGAAGACGGCATACGAGATTCGCCTTAGTCTCGTGGGCTCGGAGATGTGTATAAGAGACAGTACCATTTCAAAAAACGTCGACAAGCTCGTACCCCATTTGAGGTACAAGCCTGTACATGTTTTAGGGTTAATTAGTAAGAATTAAATTACAATGTTCACAATTTGTTTACATTATATTAAAAGATTATACACCAATTTTTTTGTCAATTTGATATAATAATTACAGAAACAAAGAAAGATAAAAACAAGCGGTCGGCAGGGAGGGAAAAAAGGAAAGGAGTTATCATCATGAAAATAAAACAATTGTTCGGAGTTTTATTAACTAGTCAATCTGTATCATTATATAACTCAAGTGGTATACTTGAGTGGGAAGGCGAATTTAAACACGTGCCACACAGATATTTTGAGTGTATAATAAACAATATGTATTCACCCGCCAACGATTGCCAAGGGTAGTTTTATTGTTATTAACATTAAAAAGAATTATACAAGAGGATAGAATGAAGGAGGTTAGTATCATGACAGTTAAAGAAATATTCAGACTTATAATGTTAAATGATAATGTAGCAATAATTGACCAAAAAAATTATTATAACAATTGGAGTGGTCAAGGAAAAGATATACCAATAAGATATTGTGATTATGAGGTTAAGCATATTTATAGTGAGTCATGTGATAATGATGGCAGTCGGCTTGTAATAGCAATTATTGTGTAGAGGATAAAGGAGGTGAACATGAAATTATGCACGCTCAATATTTAAAAGTAGTTAAAACACTAATACAAACATCGCCAAAGTTTACTAATTGCAGAGTTGAAACCTATATTGAACCCTCAATATCGTCAGCAATCTTTTATATATACGCTGACGGCTATAAGCACATATTTAAAGCACCATTTGGATTGCTTGAGTCTAAACTCACGGCTAACGCCTTAGCAGAAATCATAATTGATGAAGTAATAGAATGGAGGGATAAGTTAAATACAGTTTAAAGAATTGCTTACAGTCCTTGACAATAACACATATTTAAATATCGTGTCACAGAAAGGACAGTGGTTGTATGAAGGCAAAGTTATTTTTATTACATCTGATTTACTTGAAAGGCAAAGTTAAATTAGTGAATGTTAAACGCGCCTTTATAAATGAACTTTTTATTATATTGGAGGATTAATAAATGAACATATATGAAGTATTAGTTATAGTGACATTTGTTATGGTTGCGATAATAATGATTAGTCAATATATTGACACTGAAGTACCAAAGGTGTGTGATGTATTACAATTAATGAATATATTACCTTGCTATAAAATAAAAGCATTTAAAAATGGAAAGCACATAAAAACTAGTGAATTGATACACCATGTCAATAGTCCTGTTAAAGCACTCGAAATGAAAGAAGGTACTCTTTACATAGAAATTTATTAGTTTTTGAAAAAAGTAGTTGACATTTTTCTGTTAATGTGGTAATATAATACTTGTAAGGAAGTTACAACCTAACAAAGGACAAGATATAACTAGCAGTAACCAAGCTGAGGGGTGGTGCAACCCCACCCACTAGTTTTTTGCATCAATGATGCATGTTACAACAAGTTACAATAAGTTACAAATCAAACTCATTACAAAAAACAAGGAGGAAATCAAAAATGAGAAAACCAAGCGTAACAAGGACAATCAGTACACTGAACATCACAGTAATCGGCATGGATGTGGTTACACGTGAACCAATGACAAAGACTTATCCCGTCTATGAGAGTGAAGCGCCAAAGGATGAAGCGAAATTGTTTAATTACATTCGTAAGATGTATGAAACAGATACCTTTAAAATCTCAGCAATCACGGACAAGGAAGCAGTTACAAAGACGTATAGCATGTCACTTAGCAAGTACATTGAACAAGCAGAGGAAGTAGTAACAAGCAAAGCAGTAGACGAAACAAACACACAGGACAAAGCAGACACAGCACAGTAAATAGGAGGTCAATATCATGTTATCAAAGAAAGAATTATTTAATGCAAAGGCATCATCACAGAAAATTGAGAAGGGATTACAGATTGATGTTGTTAATGTCGGCTCATATGCTGATACTGACAAGGACGGTAATCCCGTAACAGTATCAGTGCTTGTTGATAAAGACGGAGCAGTTTTTACAAGCATTTCTAAGACTATTAATGAAACGTTAGATATGCTTGAGGACATCATATCAGATGATGGTCACGCCCTTATTGAGGTGTGTGAGAATACATCCAATAGTGGTAGAAAATTTTACCAATTAATGGTACTTTAATTATTTAGAGTATTTAGTAATAAAAAAAAGGGGGGGAGGTTTTACCTCTCCCTTTACTTATAGGCATAGGAGGTTTAAAGTGTATGAGTAAGGTAACTAAGAAGTCGCAACTTTTGAAGGAATATAATAAAGAGCGAAACAGAATTAAACGTTTTATTAGAAATGCTGAGAAAAGAGGGTATATATTCGAGCCTAATCTCATACCACCAAAACCAAAAACTATCACAAGTGGTTCTGTAAGAAGGTTATCAAAAATTCGTCCTGCACAGCTTTATAACAAAGCTTATGCCATCAGTGCAGTAACAGGACAGCCAATAACAGTTGAGCAGAGAAAAAGAGAAATAAGAGAAGAAGCTTCCAGAAAAGCATGGGAAACTAGGAGAAGAAAAAAAGACCAAGCGGACTATAATCGAATTAAGTCTAACAAAGAATGGCAACAGATGTTTCATGCTTCAAAATTAGTATGGGATAAAGTACAGTCCATGATAGCAAACGTGGGTGTTCAACAATCCCAGTCAGCAGACTTGTTAAATAATCTTTTAAACTCAGAAATTGAAAAGTATGGCGCAGACGTTGTTCTGTATAGTATAGCACAAGCAAGTGAAGAATTTCTATCAACTTGTGAGGTTATAATTAAATATCATCCAAGTAGTGCTGTATCAAGGACAGCCGTTCAACATTTATATACGTTAATAAGTGGCAATTTACCAAGTGATGCAGAACAGGCAGAAATTGATAAAGCACTAGCTAACGATGAAACGTGGGAAGAAATATGAGAAAACAAATGAAATATATGGTGGGCGATTTTGAAACCACTGTATATGAAGGTCAAACTTTCACTGAAGTGTGGGCTTCTGCGGTTGTCGAGCTAGGCACAGAGGATGTTAAAATTCATCATTCAATTAGAGAGACATATAATTACTTATATAACTTAAAGCAGAATATTTGCATATATTACCATAACTTAAAGTTTGACGGTTCGTTTTGGTTATCGTTCTTGCTAACAGATTTGAAGTATGAGCAAAAGTTATATGTAAATCCAAATAATGATAGTGATGTCCACTTTTTGAAAGAAAAAGATTTAACACCTAAATCCTTTGTGTATTCAATCTCAGACATGGGGCAATGGTATAGTATACTTATCAAGACGCCATATGCATTGATTGAGATTAGAGATAGTTTGAAGCTCTTGCCGTTTTCAGTTGAACAAATAGGAAAAAGCTTTGAAACAAAGCATCGAAAATTAAATATGGATTATAAGGGGGTTAGATATGCAGGTTGCCCAATTACAGATAACGAAAAACGTTATATTGCTAACGATGTGTTGGTAGTTAAAGAAGCATTAGAAATTATGCAATCTGAGGGGCACTTAAAACTTACTATCGGCTCGTGCTGTCTCTCTGAATTTAAAGCTACACTTGACAAACAAGACTATCAAGCATTTTTTCCCGATTTAACACAGTTTAAATTAAACCCACATGAATATAAATACTCAAACGCAGACGAGTATATAAGACAATCATACAGAGGAGGATGGTGTTATTTAAAGAAGGGATGCGAAAACAGAATTTACACTGAGGGTATTACAGCAGATGTTAATAGCTTGTATCCATCTATGATGCACTCAGAAAGTGGAAATTATTACCCATGCGGTCAGCCAGTTTTTTTCAAAGGTAAAATTCCACCAAAATGTCTTACAGACCAATATTATTATTTTGTTCGTATTCGCACACGTTTTTACTTGAAAGAAAATAAATTACCATTTATACAGATTAAAGGAAGCTTTTTCTATAAGGCTACTGAAATGCTTGAGACATCTGATATAGTTGATAAAGATACAGGAAATGTATGCACATGGTACAAAGATTTTGACGGAAATATTAAAAAAGCTATAGTTGAAATGGTACTTACTCAAACTGATTTTGAACTTTTACAAGAGCATTACAACCTTGTAGATTTTGAGTTATTGGATGGATGTTATTTTAGAACTATAACAGGAATTTTTGATGAGTATATTAATAAGTATAAGGAAATTAAACAAAATAGTAGAGGGGCAAGGCGAACACTAGCAAAACTCTTTTTAAATAACTTATACGGAAAACTCAGTAGTTCGGATATATCCTCTTTCAAAGTGGCAATGGAGAAGGATGATGGCTCACTAGGTTTTACAACATTTGAAGAACACGAAAAGAAAGTTATGTATATCCCAATAGGTTCAGCTATAACAAGTTATGCTCGAAATTTTACTATTCGAGCGGCACAGCAAAACTATAAATATTTTGTATACGCCGACACGGATAGTATACATTGTTGCACTACAAAGAAAAATATTAAAGGAATAAAAATACACCCTTCTAATTTTTGTTGTTGGAAGCTCGAGAGCTTTTGGAATGAGGCTATTTTTGTTCGTCAGAAAACTTATATTGAGCATGTTACGCATGAAGATGAAGAACCAATTAATGAACCGTATTATAATGTAAAATGTGCAGGTATGCCAGATAGCTGTAAGAATTTATTTCTTATATCAATGGAAGGGGTGACAGATGAAGAACTAGAGAAATACCCCACAATTCAACGTGAATTTTTGAAAACAAAAAGAACACTTGCGGATTTTAAACAGGGGTTGGAAGTCTATGGGAAACTTAGACCGGTGAGAATAAGAGGAGGGATAGTGTTACAGGAGACAACATATAAAATGAGATAAAATGCATAGCAACGTGAAACATAACAAAAGAGACAGAATAACATCTGTCTCTTTATTATATCTATAACGCTAATTCTTAATGCATGGGTAGGCATACACCCAAGTACAGAGGCGTGTCTTATATTTCAAAGAGCCTTCCACACCTATGTTACAAAAATAACTAACGCAGATACCATTAATAATAAGCTAGAGCTTTAAGTATACATTCTTTACAGTCAAGTGAATAAAATCTAAAACAACCTCTATCAAAGAAGTATCTCATATAGTCAATTAACCAACCATTATTTTTGAGCATTACATAATTGATATTGTGGTCATCTGTTGTGACGGAAATCCTTTGTTTAAAATCTGTATCAACCTTTTTATCACAGTAAACTATGCCTTCCTCTTCAAACATTTTTACAGCATACTCTTCACCTTTATATTTAAGCGTACACAGATAGCGACTCTGTCCTTTCATTTTTGCTATGAAAGCATAATTATCATTGAGGTAGACATTCTGTGAGGCATAAGTTACATAATTAGACTTATTAAAAGCTCTATTAAATAGGGAGCTTTCTTGTAATTTAGAGGCACTTTCATTATAGCCCTGTTCAAGAACGAAACCGTCACCGCGTAAAAACTTCACGTCAGAAGTTAGTCTGTCAGTAATATCTAATGCTGAGTAATACGGGTTTAACAGTGTTACTGCATTTGAAATCATTATAACAGGAACATATCTGACTTGGCTATTATTGCCACGTGCTATTGAGGTATGTATGCTTATAAATTTACTAACTTCATCTGCGCAGTAGTGGTTAGTTTCAGATTGAAATTCATCAAAAAGAATCCTTGATACATCACTTAAATAATGTGAATATTTTTTAACTTTATCAGCACAATTTAGAGCTACAGCATACCCACAGGATTTCCCCTCGTCCTCTTCATCATAGGCACTACATAGAAACAGCTCATACATTTTACTATTACCAATCTGAACAGCCTTCATTGTGTACGAGGGGAAAAAAAGTCCGTGTATGTCTTTAAAAAATTTATCGGCCGAGTCTTTTAATTCGTCTTGAAACCTATACAGTAGGCAAAATTTTTCATTATATTTTAAGAAACGGTTTACATTATATCTATTAAAATATGTGGTTTTTCCTGCATTTCTATTTGTAGTTGAAATATATATTTCAGGAGTTTTTCCGTTTATATCTTTCATACTTAACAGTTTAGTACCGTCATAATATTTTACTTCACTCATTTATCCACTTCCTTTAGATTATTATAACAAATTATTCACAATTTGTCAAATTAATGTTGATAATTTGTGGATAATATGTTATAATAAGAAAAAAGAAAGGAGGTCATCATTATGATTAACGACTTATCAACATTAATTTCCACGCTTGGTTTTCCCATAGGAATGTGTTTAATTATGTGTTATTACATTAACAAAATTAATGACGCACATAAGGAAGAGACAGACAAGTTTGCGGAAGCACTCAACAATAATACAGTCGTGCTTCAAAAACTTTGTGATAAGCTTGACAGTGAGGTGAATGTCGATGACAAGTAGTGATATTGTAACAACAGCAAGAACATACCTTGGAAAGCCTTACGTGTGGGGCGGAGAGTCTGAGTCTGAGGGTGGATATGATTGTAGTGGTTTTGTATATTCTGTACTTAATAAGTGTGGCATGAAAGTACCAAGAACTACAGCACAAGGCTACTCAGCATTAGGCAAAACGGTAACAAATATTCAAAGTGCTGATTTACTTTATTTTGGTAAATCAACCAAGAGAATTACCCACGTGGCAATTGCCATTAATGGTACACAAATGATTGAATCGTTGGGAAATAGTAAAAACACAAAAACAAACAAGGGTAAGGGTGTTTCAATTACTAATATTTCGCACCGAAACGACTTAGTGCTTGTTAAAAGAATTGTTGATTTTAAAAAGGAGAAATTAACCGCTATGTCTTTATTGAAAAAAGGTACTAAAAATAACGATGTCACTGTATTTGAGATACTAATGTCAAAGTTAGGGTATTATACAGGTTCAATTGATACTCTGTACGGTAAAGGTTGTGTATCTGCATGTATTAATTTTCAGAAAGAACATAATCTTTTACAGGATGGTGAGTGTGGTAACAATACGTGGAAAGCACTTCTTAATGAGGTAATTTAATGGCATGGGTAGTTATTGAGGGTACTAGGAAGTATCTGACACGGGCGCAGATGGAAAATAACGCTGTAGAGTTTAACGCTTATTTTACTGGAAAATACACACTTGAAAGTATATGTGGTATGCTCGGAAATGTTCAGAGAGAAAGCACCTTAAACCCAGCGCTAAAAGAAACAGCAAGTGTATCTAGTGGATGGGGGCTAATTCAGTGGACGCCATCCTCAAACCTCACTGACTACGCAGGCGCTCAAGGTAAGGATTGGAAAGATGGCAACTTACAGTGTCAGCTTATTAATGCCGAAGTACTTGAAGGCTATGGCGGTCAGTGGATACCGACTCACAGGTATCCATACACAGGACAACAATTTTCACAACTTAAGGATGTTGAGGAAGCGGTCAAAGCTTACTGTTTTGAAAGAGAACGCGCAGGCGTTGTAGCTCTCGATGAAAGAATAGAGAACGGCAAGAATTGGTTTGAATATTTAAGTGGCACACCACCTACACCACCTACACCACCTACACCACCTACACCTACACCTTCAACAAAAAGGCACTTACCTATTTATATGATGTTACGCAGACGATTATAAGGAAGGAGAATGATAATGGCTAAATTATCAAAAGACGAATTAATCGAAAAAATTAAAAAATATGTCGGTGATAGAACGGATGACGAAACAATTGAGATTATTGAGGATATATCCGACTCAATCGACTCGTCCGATGCTGACGAGTGGAAACAGAAATACGAGGAAAATGACAAAATGTGGAGAGACAAATATATTTCACGTTTTCTTGACAAAAAGGAAGATGAACTAGACACACCGACAGAACACGAGGAAGAGAAAGAGTACAACTCTTTCGAGGATTTATTTGAAAAGGAGGAAAACTAATGGCTAGAATAATTGCTAAAACGAAACTTGATGCACGCTCAATTGATATTCTTAATGTTATCAGAAATAATGCGTCATATGCTTATCAAAAAGATGTACCAAAAATAGAGAAGGAGCAGGACATTCCAAAGGTTGGAGAAATCCTTTTCGGAAATCCGACACATTCCAACGAATTTATCAACGCTTTAATTAATAGAATCGCGTTGGTGCGTATGCAGAGTGCAACTTTTAACAACCCTTATAAGCACCTCAAGAAGGGCTATCTCGAATTCGGCGAAACTGTAGAAGATATTTTTGTTGGTATTATCAATGCTGTAAAATATGATGCCGAGAAGGGTGCTAGTAGGGAGTTTAAACGTACTCTTCCTAATGTTCAGTCAGTCTTTCACACGACTAATTGGAGGGTAATGTACCCAATTACTATAGAGAAACAGTCTTTAAAACGAGCGTTTACATCTGCTGACGGCGTAACTAATCTTATTACATCAATTATTGACCAAGTTTATCAGTCAGCTGAATATGACGAATACTTACTTTTCAAGTATCTGCTCATTAAAGCAATTTCTCACGGTAAAGTATATCCACAGGCAATTGATACTACTGACATGGATAGTGTGGCTGTAGCTTTTAGGGGAAAATCAAATTTACTTCCTATTGATATGACAGGTAGATTCAACGAGAGTCATGTACAGAACAACACACCTATTGATAAACAGTGTATTTTTATGGACGCTGATTTTAATGCTAAATTTGACGTTAAAGTACTCGCTAGCGCTTTTAATATGGATAAAGCAACATTCATAGGAAAACTTCATTTAATTGATGATTTTGCGTCATTCGATAATGAAAGATTTGAAGCCATCAGAGAAGAATCAACAGGTCTTGAAGAAGTGACAGCAGAGGAGCTTGCACTTATGAAAGACGTTAAGGGTGTTTTAGTTGATGAGGATTGGTTTCAAGTTTATGATAACTTATTTGAATTTGACGAAACACGTGTAGGCAGTGGGTTGTATTGGAATTATTGGTTACACGTATGGAAAACTATTTCATACTCGCCTTTTGCTAATGCAATTGTTTTTGTTGATAGTGGTGCGCAAATTACCAAACCAACATCAATCAATGTGGAAATTACAGGAAAAGATATTTCCGAAGTCGGTACCATCTTTACACTTAATGTAAAGGATGACACGGCTACACTTGCACCTAATTCAGTTAATTTTGTTCAGACAGAAGCTCTTACAAAAGAGGGTATTGCCGTACAGAAGTATGGTGCTATTGTAATTCCATCAACAAAATCTGCATCAGAAATTACTCTTGTAGCTGATTTAGAGGGAACAACCTACACAGGAGATACAACAATCACAGGTGCTAACGCTGTAGGAGACACAGTCGTATTAAATGAAGGATGATGATATATGTACATAGTACCAGATAGTGAGGTGTACATGCTGAGTGGAGTACCACTTTCCACTCAGCAGAAACACACAATTTATTTTACAGATAAGAAAACACAGGCAAATTATTTTATTAGCAAAGCCAAAAAGCATTTTGATAAAGTAACTTACAACAGAGTTAATAAAGGTAAATGTCGTTTACAGGCTACAGCAGATAGTTTATATGACTGTAATTACATGATGTTTCAAAACTCAGCGTTTAGCACTCGTTGGTTTTACGCTTTTGTGACAGGAATTGAGTATATCAACAATGTAACCGCGGAGATAACATTTCAAATTGATGTTTTGCAGACTTACTGGTTTGACATCGAAAGAAAAGAATGCTTTGTTGAAAGAGAACATTCAGTTAGTGATAAAATTGGTGAGCATATCTTACCTGAAAATGTCGAGTGTGGCGAGTATGTTTACAACGGTGACGCTCAGTTAATCGGACTAGGCTCTTTAAGTACTTGTACCATGGTACTACTTGCCACATCAGGGGGGTATCTATACGATGGTGTTTATAGTGGCTATCAAATAAAAGCCTTTGCTAACACAGAAACGGGTAGTAATAATCTCTCTAATTTTTTAAATCAGTACTTAACTACTCCTGATAATATATTAGCTCTTTACACATGTCCTACAGATATACTGCCTGTTAATGTTACGGACGAAGGAGTTAATATCACATTTACAGGGAACACCAACCCAATAAATGTTACTGGTGTACCAATTAGTAATACTGACACAATAAATGGCTACAGACCGCGAAACAAGAAACTATACACTTATCCATTCAATTTTAATGAAGTAAGAAATAATTGCGGACAAACATTAATCCAACGCTATGAATTCTCAGAAAATCTTACACCATATTATAACATAGTTGGTAACATGACCATGCCTGTACAGGAAGTGCTAAGACTTGATAGATACAAGTCCACAGAAACCACAGGCACAGGCAGAATGGATATGACAGAAACAATCACACTTGACAGCTTCCCTTTATGTTCATGGAATGTGGACGCATTTAACGCTTGGGTTGCTCAAAACGCTGTACCGATTACAATTAACGCTATTCCGTCAGCCGTTCAAACTGCTACAGGAATGATTACTGGACAGTCAAGTAATTCAGCGTTGGGTAGTGTACAAAATATATTAACAAGTGCTTACACGGCTAGTATTTCTGCTAACGATGTGAAGGGGAATTATGCTACTAATAATGCACTTTTTGGTAAAGGACAAGTGTGTTTTGAAGCTCAACGAAAGTCTATCACTGCTGAGTATGCTAAAGCTATTGATAAGTATTTTGATGTATTTGGGTATGCCTGTCACACAACTAAAATACCGAATGTATCAAGTAGAGCACATTGGAATTATACAAAAACTGTTGATTGTACAATAGTTGGCGGAGCGCCTAGCGATGATATAGCCTTGATTGAAAGTTATTTTAACAGAGGGTTAACGTTTTGGAAACATCCTGATGAGGTTGGTAATTATTCGCTTGATAATTCAGTTTAGAAAGGAGGGAGATAAAAAATGAGCAAAGCAAGAAAAGAAAAACGAGCTAAAGAGCGCACTTCATTTAGTGACAGCGTTTTTTATCAGCTTTACACTTTTGACCAATACTTAGATTTATTTACAGAAATAGCAATTAGCTCGTTTGAATGGCTTGGGCTTCCTAGTACTGTAGACGCGAGATTTATTGAAGTTGGACTTTACGAAGATAAAGCTATGCTGTATTTTAATGATGACGTTATGGGAAATCTGTGTTTAAAAACTATACTAGGTGGTCAACTTGATGTTTACAATATACCACTAGATAGGAGAGCGTACGCTTCCAATGGCTATCAGCGTGTATGCGGAAGAAGTGACAGCGTTATTATTTGGGATAATATGACTCATTGGTGTTGTAAAGATAAAATGCAAATTTACGCTAAGAGACTAGCCGAACTTGACGCAAGTATCGATATTAACTGCAAAGCTCAAAGAACTCCGGTTTTGATTAAGGGCAGTGAACAACAACAATTAGCTCTACAAAATGCATATATGCAGTTTGACGGCAATCAACCTGTTATTTTTGGCAGTAATGATTTCATGGAGGGGGACGGCAGTTCGTTTGGTGTGTTCACAACAGGTGCACCTTATGTCGCAGATAAGCTATATGAGTTAAAGGTTAATCTTTGGAATGAAGCTCTCACTTACTTAGGTGTAACTAACATTAGTATTCAGAAAAAAGAACGAATGATTAAGGACGAAGTGCAGAGACTACAAGGTGGTGTAATGGCTAACAGATATTCGAGAGAATTTGCAAGGCAACAAGCGTGTGAACAGATTAACAGAATGTTCGGTACTCAGATAAGCTGTCATTTCCGTGATGTATTCAACCAAAATGACGACAGGAAGGAGGATGACGATGAGTAAATATACAACACAAGTTAGATTTATATGTGAATCAAGTGCGAATTTAACAGAGTCGACTGGGTTTAATGATATTGAAAATGTGCTTGATAAATCGTGGTCTAAGATATTCAGTAACTTCCCAATTTTTGACGAGAAATATCGTCCAGAACTTTGTAAAAAAATTCTGAGACACTACTACACTAGAGAGATATGTTGCGAAACTGTAGGAAGATGGAAGCTATTTCTAAGTGATAAAATGAAAAACATAATGCCTTATTATAACCAACTTTATCATAGTGAATTGTTAAAAATCCAACCGTTAGTTAGCGTGGACAGGAGTGTTACACATGAAGGCAGTGGGAACGAAACCAAAACCACTAACAGAAATGAAACTAATAGTAGCAGTTCAAGAACGGATGGAAGTACCGATACTTGGAGCTATTACAGCGATACACCACAGGGCGGTATTGCTGGGCTTGATAGTAACGATTATTTAACAAACGCCACGCACAATGTAGGTACAGATAGTACTAATAGTACGCTAAACGGTAGCACCACTGATAATGAAACAGGAACAGAAAATAGAAGCGACAGCTATGTTGACAAAGTTTTAGGTTATGAGGGCAATCAATCAGAAATGTTACTAAAGTTTAGAGAAACGTTTTTAAATATTGATATGATGATTATTAATGAGCTTAAAGATTTATTCTTTACTTTATATTAAGAAAGAGAGGTAATAATATATGGGAATTGTAAACAAAGATTCATCAAAAGTTGATAGTTTTAGGGTTTGGTGTCAAAAAGTTTTGCCACTTGTCTATGATGACAGCTTAAGCTATTATGAGTTACTCTGTAAGGTTGTTGACTATTTAAATAAAACAATTGAAAATGTTAATTGCTTGAATGAGAACTTTGATGAACTACAAAACAAATTTAATACACTTAAATCATATGTTGAAAACTATTTTAACTCTCTAAATGTGCAGGATGAGATTAATAAGAAACTTGACGAGATGGCTATTAATGGGTTTTTTGATGACTTAGCATCAAAATATTTAGCTAAATCTATTCCTTTACCTTTAAATTATACTTACATTAAAAACGCTACTGTCAACGACCTTTTAAATAATTATTTATCATTTACTAATAATATTGTATTAAATGATAAATTAACTTTTAATGAGCTATTTTGTAGAGATGGTATAATTTCCGATAATGACATAAGTGTAATAAATAATCCTACAAATACAACTGTTGTAAATGTGGAAAATAATACAATAACAGTAGCAAACGTTGATGCTTTTAATGTGGGCGATAAAATAAGAATTGGTGATGATGAATTCATATATGCTACTATATTAGATAAACAGAATAATATATTAACATTAGATACTAATATCTACTTTGATGTTGAAAATGCTGTAGCAAAATTAACTAACAATGCTATACTAGAAAATTTAACATTTAACAATATGACATTAACAATATCTAATACTATCGCATATATTAAAAATTGTACCTTTAATAACTGTAAGTTAACACTTTCGGGCGGTATATTTTATGTTGAGAATAATACGTTTAATCAAACAAACACCCTGTTATATAAAACAGGAAAATCATTGATTAATAATAATCACTACAATAACTGTTATAAAAGTATTGAATGCCAACTATCGTTTGAAAATAAAATTACCAATAATGTAATTAATGGTTATAGTACTTCAAATTTATATTCCATCGGCATAGAATTAACAAATACTAGTAATTATAACCATTTAGGTATGACTCAAAATAACGTTATTGACGGAAATACTATAAACAATTGTAACTATGGCAGAGAGGGTTCTATCATCGGTGGAATACATTTAAACTTTTTTGCTTGTAACAACATTATTTCAAATAATAAAAGTTGTTATAATTCATGTGGTATATACTTGGAAAATTCTTGTTCAAATAACGTTATTAGTTCAAATAATTGTTCGTATAATTTGGGATTATATGGCGTAGGTATAGAGCTAGACTGGAATTGTCACTATAATGTAATTATAGGAAACATTTGTAATAATAACAAAGGTTCTCAAGCTCAGAATGAAAGTTGTGGTATTATGGGTGGCCATGGGCTGTCTCCTAATTATTGTAAATATAATTCTTATATCGGCAATACTTGCTGTAATAATGGTAGAGCAGGTATTGTAATTGGTGGGCACTATATAACTGTTTCTGATAATATTTGTTCGAATAATGGTAATGGTGATTATACTAATGAAGGCGATATTGTTGCTAGAAATTCATGCGCCGCCGTTAAAATTAGTAACAATAATTTAGGGTCATCAACTAGTATATTAATAAACGATAATAACAACGATTTTATTATATCTAATAACTCCTGCAAAAATGTTGTATCCGTTGATTGCAATGATATAAACATTAATAATAATAATCTTTTAAATATTACTTGCAAAGGCGACACGAGATATTCACACAATGTAATTATATATAACAACGTTAGTTATTCACCTCAAGGAAAAATAACACTTGCCAAAATTAGCGGCTATTTTGTTGGAATAAATCGCTCTAATATTAATGACGACTTTTTATATGAAACTAACGACTTAAATAAACCAATCAACTGGACTAAAAATTTTTCAGCTTGAATAGGCTAATATATATTCGGACAGGCTCGTACCTCAAATGGGGTACGAGCCTGTCGACGTTTTTTGAAATGGTA